TACTACCTTTTCCATAAATAAAAATTATTCCCTTTTCACCGGCCACTTTTGCTGTTGCGATATATTCTGAAGTATAGATTCCATTATTTTCTTCTATGGAATATTTTTGGTCATTAAAACCATATAAGTTTTTCGAAACGACATTAGGTTGTTTTTCCTTTACCTTAACTTTAACTTTTTCTTGTTTAACTTTTTTGGTTTTGACTTCATCACTTTCTAACTTTTCAGTATAAACACTTACATCTCCGGTAGAGATTTCTACTTCGGTGTTTCCGTCTTCAGCAGGAACAAATGGTGCTGGTGATTCCCAAGGTTCAAAGTCATCTAATGTTGTTTCTTGTATTACAAAATCAGTTACAAGTTCCTCATCATACGGGTCATCTATTGTTGGAATAATTGGTCGTGGTGGTGCTTCAGGAATAGTTTCCGTTTCTAATTGTGATGATAATGGTGATGATTGTAAAAACGCGTCCAATGTGTTGCTTCCATCATCAACTTGATTGACTAAACGAGTATAAGTTTCAGGGTCAACATCAGTCGCTGTAGATTCTGCATTCGCTGTTGTGAAAGAACCAATCTGATTAATGAACTCTCTTTCATTATCAATCTCACTAATACTTTCATCAAGTGTCTGTGTTGGTGCAATACTGGTTGGTAAAGTTTGTTGTTCTGATTCAGATTCTACTTTTCTTTCTTGTAATTGAATTAATCCGTCTTCAATCATTTTTGGAAAATCTAATTTCATTTTTGCACCAATGGAAGTTGACCAACCTGATGTATTGATTGTGTGTCCGATTGTGAATATTTGAAAGTATGTATATTTACGATAAATTTTTGGTAAATAATCTACTCTAAATAGGTTACCTGGTCTTAATCCACCTACTCCGTCTATTGTCATTGTTAATTCAATCGGTATGATTGTTTTATTTAATTGAAAGTTAGAACTTTCAGTAGTTACATCTGAGTAATTTATCTGTGAAATCATTTTTCTTTTGGTATCTTCACCCATACCACCATTACTATCATATCCTATTTTTAAATTTGCATCTTTTATAAAGTGTCCTTTTTGTTTTTCTTTAACTTCTGCAATTCTTGTTGAAACTGCGTGTATTATGTCAAAAGGTAATTCTGAATCTACAAGTTTCCCCTCACCCTCAGACAAATAATCTTCAATGGATAATCCTGTCGTGTCTACCGTACCGTCTACTGGTGAAGAAAAATCACTAATAATTAATTCATTGATACGATTTTTTTCTTGAGCTAATGTAGTGGAACCTGAAGGGTGTATTTTTTTATATATTTCTGAATTACTTAGTGCTGCAAATCTTTCAATACCCAAATCTGGTAAAGAACTTTGATTAATGAATTGTCCGTTTACACCTGTTCCATACATTGCGAGTGTAGCTGCCTCTTTTGTTAATTGTAATGATAAAGAAAAGTCTTTTATAATGCTATCTTTTGAAAATAATCCAAATCTCCACATTTTTTTATCACTTAAAGACTGACGACCTTCAATCCATTTTGTAAAATCTAAAGTGTTGTTTTCAATTAATAAAGTTTTAGATTTTTCTAAATCATTTTGGTAATTGAAATCCACTACTCCTATTCTACCATTATTATTTTCATCTTGATGTAATCCAAATTTAAAAAATCCACCATATTTACCAGATACTTCTCCGAATAAATTTGATATACCTTCTTGAACTGAATTAATTCCTTCAAATTTTGACGCTAAAAATTCTGTGTTGAATACTATGTTTCTAATAGTTCCATAACTTTCTTCAGGATTACCAAATGGTTTAAAGAATTTATCAATCATTTTATAACTTATTATAGTTTTTGTTAGTATTTTGCGTTGTCCTCTTAATTCATCTAATATAGCTTTGTTGGATTTTGTATCTTCGTCTGCAAATCTTTGTATTTCATTATCCAAGTCCTCTATTACTTTTGGTGGTATGTTTTGTCCAGGTAAAATTATACTATCTAATCCTAAACTATACACTCCGTCGACATTGTTACAAAGATTAGGAAAAAATATTTGTGTATCATCATCAGAAAAAAGTCCTCTTTGATTGATTAAATCTTGACTAATTTCTGATGGTAATCCTGGTATGAGTGTATTACTTGTAGATGTATTTTTAGATTTATTATCTAATTCTGGAAGTGTATAAACACTACGAAATTCTTGAAATGGTATTTTAGTTTTTCGTGTTTTAGTAGAAACATCTATTTTGAAAAAACTATTTAATATGTGGTCTTCAAACCAACCCCACGATACATAAGTTCCTCCTATTCTTCTACCGACATTCTCGTCAAAAATACCACCCTGGGATATTTGTAAAGCACCTTTATTAAACATTTCATCATCTTCAGTAGTAAGCTTTTCACCACCTGTATAATTAATCGTTGCAAATTCTCTCGCATACCCAGTTAAAGTTTCTATCACTTCTTTAAATGTAGTGGTGATGTTTTCTGCTCTTTTTTTAGCTAATGGACTATTGATTGGTGTATATCTTGTTACGGTTTCATCTTTATCGGTATTTTGTATTGTTGTTCCTAAAACATTATCACCTCTTGAAGTAATGGTAATTGTTCCTGAATATCCACCTTGTTCATTAACATCATATCCATAATTCGTTACAATACCACACTCTGCCTGATATGACTCAACTGACTTTGCATTTCTCTCTCGTAAATTTGTCATATAATCTGCCATATTATTAGTTGTTATTTCTGGAAATGACTCTCCTTTTCCACTAATACCCCAACCAAATTCCAATACCATAAATCTTCCGTGTTTTAAAAATGCAGGTTTAATTATTTTTTCAAAATCGTTTGGGTCTGGACAAGTCCAATTTACCGTTAGTTGTTTTACGAAAAAAGACTTTTGAGTAACTTGAACACCTGTTATACCTGCTTCTCCTCTCCATATAAAATTTTTGTCTTTGGTGAAAGGATTTTTATTAAAAGTTAGGTGTCTATTGGCTTGAGTTTTTTTTCCGTATCGTTCTGAACCTGGATTTATGTAACTTGAAAAAAATAAAACTTTGTTTTTTTCCTCGCCTTCAACCGGTATATCAACACTTAATCTACACAATGTGTTTCTTACTAAGTGATATTCTAATGGATTTTGATTATCGGTTGGTTCTAATGTTTTAGCTGTTGAAAAAAAGTTTGTTTCTTTATCATCAGACAAATCTAATCTATTCAAAGCTTGAATTTTTTTAACAATAGCCTTTTGGACATTTGTTTCGATATGACTGGCTTGAAAAGTGCTCATTACTTATTTAACTCTTCAAATTCTGCTAAAATACTACTGATGTTTTGTGGGATTCGATACTCCTTATTTGGATTCATATACATAGAACCATTAGTTTGACATTCTGGATTTGCTCTTGCGATTATCCACCACAACTCAACATTACCAAAATATTCAAATGCTAAGTTATCAAGTCGTTTTCCGTATTGTCCTTGAATAAATAAATCAGTATCACGCACGGGTATAACTGGATATTCAATTCTATTTAAATATCTTGTTTTGTTTTCATCTTGAAGTATTTTTTGGTTATCGTATCTCATTGTTTTTAAAAGTTATTTAAATTTTGTAAACCTCTTAAAGTTATCTCTTCATCAGTAGGTGGTGTAATACCGGTAGCTTCCTCTATGATAGCGTCTTGTTCTTCTTGTGTTCCACTTTCTATAATTCTATTTATTTTATCAAATCCTAATCCTGGTCTATTTCCATCATAATTTGGACTTAGTGTTGTTGGTAAATCTCTACCAATGTAAGTAAATGTGCAAGCTATATCACACATATGTGGGAATTGTTCATTGTTTAAAGTTTCCCAAGATGTAGATTCAGGTATCGTTACATTTACTGATTCAAAATATCCTGGCGTGTTGATAAACATATCACCAATCGTCAAGTAAACATAAGGTGCTGTTGGTCTTGTAAATTCTTCTGCAGTAGTTTTTGTCTCTTGTTGATTTTTTCCTGCCGCGGTTGAAAAGAAAAATGGTTTAAATGAAGGTTGTGTTAATCCTTTTAACGCATCTACTTTTTTCCACATAATTGGAAGTTCTGTTCTGTTTGTCGCGAGAGCTTTTAAATTAAACGAAATACTACGAGTTCTGTTTTGATAAACGTGGACGGCATCTGGTCTACCAATATAATTTGTTTTACTATAAGTAGCTGATGAATTATCCGTAATACCTGTAACCAATGCTGGAAATATAATCCACTTACCATTGACGGCATCTCTAATTCTAAATTTTATAAAGTCTTTTGGTAATGATTCATTACCAACTTGTCCTTCAAATTTACTTAAGTCTCCAAATCCACTTCCGTCCTCAGGCCCATACTTAACTTGTAAACTTTTTACGCCTTTCTTTTTGTTTTTATTTGATAAGTATGTTACCGCAGGTTGAAATACATTACTACCTAATGTTTCTTCATACTTTCTACCACCTCTATGTCGTGGACTTCCAGCATCACTTCTGTCTCCGTCTAATATTTCGGATATGGAATCTATATTTCTAATTACTGATGTTCCGTCATAATTTCTTGTTTCTGGTCTAGCGTTTTTCTTTTGTAATATATTTTGTTTGATTTTAAACAATACACCTTTTGGTGTTGCGAGATACTTTGTAATTCTTTTCGTATCCTCTACTTGTCTGTCAATGTTAAGAATTTTACCACCACGAGTTAGTCCACCGTCAAGATTAGTTCCTCTATAATTTTTACCAATCTTTCTTTTGATTAACTGGCCTTCATCTGGACTAAGTTTATCATATTGTTGTGAAACTTGGTTATCAGTAAATGAAGTGTCTCTTTCCGTGTTATCTCCTTGATTAACACGAAATGTTCCGTTTTCAGTAGTGTTGGTTTCTCCTACTTTTTTACTTAGGTTTGATTTTAATTCTATTAACGCCATTATGTTGATACCTCGAATTGAACACCAGTTAAGTTGTTGGCGGTTGCCCCACCTTGTTTTGTGTTTTCTTCTATGTTCTTTAATTCATCTGTATTTTCTGTGAAACCATTAATTAATATTTCATTAGTTTTCTTTTGTTCATCAATCTGTGTTTGTTGTTTGTCTAATGATTCTCCACGACTTACTCTCATTAAGTCTGCTACTGATATTCCGATTGCACCTGCAATTGCGTCTTTTTGAACTACATTCATAGACTCTACATTAACACCCATTGCAATACTTCTGATTTCTTGTAATAATCCCTCTTGGTCTCCTGCGAGTGCTGCTTGTCTGGCTCTTTCTAAATTCAATGCTTGTCCTGTTAAGACTTGTGCTTCAAATTCTTTCGTGATACTTGATTCAAAATCTAATAATCCTTCAGAAGCTTTTAACACTCCGTCTAAACTTAATCCAAGTTTTGCTGCTGCGACTGCGGCTTCGGCTAATCCGTCTGCTCCGTCTCTTGAGAACCTTGCAAAATCTTCAGCTGCTGTCGCCATATCACTTAATACTCTACCGACTGCTAACCCTTCAGCTTTGGCCATTGATGCAGCTTGTTGTTGCATACTTAATGCTGCGTCAAATGATAATCCTTCCATTACCATTAATTTTTTGTTTAGTTTTGCAACTTCAGTTCCAGCGATACCGGAGTTTTGTGCAAATTTTTCAATGTTTGCTGCGTTCTCTGCAGTCACTAATGATAAATCTCTAAATTCTTCAGATAAGGTTGTGAGTGTTCCTTTTAATTGACTTGCGTCAAGATTCAATACTTTGAATCTAGCTTCTTGTAATTTTAAATTTACTAATTGTCCGTCAAGTTGGTCTTTTGATAATGATAAATCATTTGCTAAATCTCTTGATGCCTTACCAATTCTTCTTA